GCTGGCACAACAACCGTAACAGGTAGCGGCACAAACTTTGGCGCTTTTGCTGGTACTGCAAGACTTGGCGGAACGATCACCGTGGGTGGCGTGACAAAGACCATCACGGCCATTGCCTCCACCACCTCGCTGACGACCGACACAGCCTTTGGTGTTTTTACAGCACAGGCATATACAGGCCAAAAAGAGGTTGTCCAAACTGCTGCCGACACAATGGGCACAAGTTTAGGGGCCATCACAGGCTTTACAGTTACAAACCGTGGCGACCAATTGCGCACGTTTGACGCTAACGGCCTTGACCTAACAATTAACGGCGTTTTGACTGTGGACAGCACCACGGGCCAACTGCGAAACAACACCACCACAAGCGGCCTAAAGATTCTTTCAACGGCTTCGGCAAGTGCTGAATTGATTATCAATGGGCGCAGGGCGGCGGCTAACAATGGCCCTTTCCCTTATGCTGGTTTGGATTGGCTGGGCGTCAACGGCCAACAGGTTATGCAGTTGCAAGGCACTGCAACATATCCCGCAAAGCTGACATTGCGCGATTCGTGCATCCGTTACGGCGCAGATTGGTTTACAACCTTGTCAGGCCAGTTCAGCACAATCACCACCGAAGGCGAAACCTGCTGGATTTTGAACGCAAGCGGTAGCGGTACAAACCAAGCCCGTTTACGCCTAAACAACACTACGCCATCCATCAATTTCACAGCCAAAAAGACTTATGTGGGTGTGTGGTTGAACTTTGGTGTGCCTCAAACCAGCTTGAAGGGCTACACCCCGATTGCAACTGATGGCCCTGAAATCAACTTGTCTGCTGTGGCAGTGGCCTCTCGAATCGTTATTGAGGATTACGACACCACTTACATTCAAGCGGCCTATTACGCTGGCGCTCAAATTGTTCTATATGGTTCAGCATGGGCACGCCTCAAAAACAACTTGCTAGGCACAAACATTGTTTGGCGTTCGGTTGCTGCTGTTAGCGGTCGGTTTAACGTGCTGGAATTTTCAAAGCAGATCACCATCCGAGCGCAAGACTCAGCGGGTAATTTGTTGTCAAACGGGTATATGTACTATCAACCCGTAGGCGCAAACGTGGCGGGTATTCGTGCCAAAGGCATTACCTCAGATATTACTTTTGACCTGACGCAGCAAGCAGTTGCAACCGTGAGCGGCGCTGCAACAAGTGAGTTTGTTTATGCGTGGGATTGGGCAAATAGCAGTGCCAACGAAAGTACTTATGCTTATTTCTGCACAGGCACGACCAAGGGGGCTGAAACCCATGTCATTCGCTCAAGCCGATATGGCTACGACAAGCAAAGCGCGACAGTCTCATTGATTGGTAACGGCGCAGCGACACCGACATTCGTTCATGTAAGTTTGCCAACGACTGACAAGGTTATTGCTAATGCGGCGGCTATCACAGGCGTGGCGTTTAACTTCAGCACTAAAACAATCACGGTCACAGGCACTTTGACAATCCAACAGATTTACGACGCCTATCAGTATCAACTGAATCAAACGGCTAACCTGCAACAGCCTGACGAATGCACGGTTGCTAGCGGTCAAACGTACTATGTTGGATGGACGATCAACAACCCCGGCACAATTAGCGCGGGGGCAAACCTAACGACAATCCGCGCTGAAACGATTACAAACACCGGCACGATCACGGCCATCTACACCTCCAGCGCAGGCACATCATCCACCCTGCAACTCGTAGGCGTGACAAATAACGGTGTGGCGGCAGTGTGGCATCCCGGCACATTGGCAACCGAGCTATTCCAGACCAACATCTCGGGAAGCGCGGCAACCTATACCGTTTATTACCCTCCCGGCTCCGCTGGCTTGGTCAAGAACTACGCGCGAGAACTTTATCCGTATCAACGCGTCGCGGGTTCAATCACGCTGGTCGCTGGCCTCAACACGATCAGCTTTGTGGACATTCCCGATGTAGGCATTACCGAGCAAGTGCAAGCCACAGCCGCAGCCTATGCAACGCTTGAAGGCCCAAGCAAGTTCTACGATCGCACTGCCATTTTCCGATTAACGGAGCAAGGCATCAAACTTGGTCAGATCGTTACACGGTCAGGCACGGCGCTTGAGATTGGAACTTTTAGCCACGTCATCAACACCGCAGCCGCCTCGGTTTACGCAATTGTTGGCTCAGTGATTACTACTAAGTCATCGACCTACGCGCCCGACTCAAAGTATTTAACCGAGATCGCCACACCCCCGGCCACGATTACGGCGGCAACAACGGAGGTCATCACGATTGCTCGGGAAGATGCGAACGGCGACAGCCAAATCACCATTCAAGCCGCAGGCGTTTCAACCTTTGAAATTTGGAAAATTACCGACGCAACCAACCCCGACAACTACGCCACGGGCACTCTCGTCGCCACGGTTGGCATCGGTACTTGGCGCTTCCTGAGTGCCCCAGGCTTTAAGTTCGTTATCCGTGACCAGACCACCAACTATCGGGTTGTTGTGGAAGCTGAGAAGGGCATCTACACCGCTGAATTGTTTTTTGGGGCGGCGGTGCAACTGGCCCAAGCAGCCGAGGTTTCACAGATCAACACCAAAGTCGATATCCTACAAAACGATATGACAGCCGTCAAAGGCGGCGCGTTTAACGGCGCGACCGATTCCCTTGCTGCTATCAGTGCAGCGGTAAACACCATACCAGCCAGTGTGTGGGCTTACGTGTTAGAGACCGGCCACAGCGCCTTGGCTTTGATGCGCCTCATGGCATCCGTCATTCTCGGAAAAGTATCAGGCGCGGGAACCACGACCGAGACCTTCCGCGATGTCAATGACACCAAAGACCGCGTAGTCGCTACGGTAGACGAAGCTGGCAACCGCACCGACATTACCCGAGACGCATCGTGATTCGGTATTTAAAGGCCCGCTACTTTAAGGCCAACTACTTTACCGCGTTGCGCCTTTCTGACAGCGAAGGGTCAGCCGCCGGTAAGGCCAAAAAGCGCAAGCGCATCGGCCAGCCTTGGAACTGGATGCCGCCCCTGCCAGCGGTTAAACGCAGCCGCACCAAAAAAGAAACCGAGCTGCTAGTTTTCCTTGGTTCGGGGTATTAAAACCCTGCGCCATTTCGCTTGAAAATAGTGAAATCTTTGCTCAAAATTTCCGACTGAAAAAGCCACAGTAGGGGCATGAGCCCAACACACCCTGCAACCACCGGCAAAGCGCTGAGTCAGCAGCTTCGCGACCAAATCAACAGCGGCAGCGCTGGCAAAAAGCCCATGGCCCGCGCCCTCACGTTAGAGCGCGCTTCCATTGACGAAATTGCCCGCACCGCGACCCTGGCCTTTGCCAGTGAGACGCCATACGAGCGCTACTGGGGCATCGAGATTTTGGACTGTACGCCCTCAAGCATGGACACAAGCCGCTTGCGTTCGGGCGCAAACCTTTTATGCGACCACGACACCAAAGATGTCGTTGGCGTAGTCGAATCTGTGGAGATCGGAGTGGACCGGGTGGCCCGCGCCGTAGTACGTTTTGGAAAAAGCGTTCGCGCAGAAGAAGTGTGGCAAGACGTGCGTGACGGCATCCGCCGTAACGTTTCGGTCGGCTACATGATCAACGAGGCAATCTTAGAAAGCACAAAGGACGGTGTGGAAACCTACCGCGTGACCTCTTGGACGCCTTACGAAATCTCAATGGTCAGCGTACCCGCAGACGCCAGCGTCGGCATCGGTCGCAGTCTTGAGAGTCAAGAAAAAAGCGTATGCGTCACGGTCGAAGTTGAAGTTGAAACCGAATCGGCTGACCCCGAAGCGGTAGAGCCTCAAGTTGAAACCGCCGCCGCTACTGAAACCCCCTCCGCATCAACCTATTCATCCAATCAAGGAACCACCATGACCGACATCAAAGTCACCGACGAGCGTAACCACGCCAACGAAATCTCCAAACTCGCAGCCTCTTTCCCTGGCGGCGCTGAGTTGGCAATGAAATCCATCCAGTCCGGCCACACGGTTGAACAATTCCAAGCCGAAGCCCTGCGCAGCTTGGCAACCAAGCCAGTCCCAACCGCTGACATCGGAATGTCTGAAAAAGAAGTTAAGCGCTATTCCATGATGCGCGCAATCAACGCCTTGGCTAACCCCGGCGATCAATCAGCCCAACGCGATGCCGCTTTCGAGCGCGAAGCGTCTGAGGCGGTTTCTAAGGTTCAAGGCAAATCGGCTCGCGGCCTGTTTGTTCCCCACGAAGTCCAAAAGCGTGACCTCTTGGTCGGTACAGCCTCCGCTGGTGGCAACACGGTGGCAACTGATCTGCTCTCTGGCAGCTTCATTGACATTTTGCGCAACGCCATGGTCATTGACCGCTTGGGCGCTCGCATGATGACCGGCTTGGTTGGCCAAGTGGCTATCCCTAAACAATCCGGTGGCGCAACGGCCTACTGGGTAGCTGAAAACGCCGCAGTGACCGAAAGCCAACAAACCTTTGGCCAAGTCACCATGACCCCCAAAACAGTTGGCGGTTATACCGACATCAGCCGCCGCTTAATGTTGCAAAGCTCCATCGCAATTGAGAATTTGGTTCAAACCGACTTGGCAACAACCTTGGGCTTGGCGATTCAACAAGCAGCAATCAGCGGATCCGGCGCGTCTAACCAGCCTTCCGGCCTGTTGACTTTGGTGACTCCCGGCGTTGTCGGTGGCACCAACGGCGCTGCGCCTACATGGGCCAACATCATCGCGCTTGAGACTGCGGTTGCGTTTGCAAACGCGGACATCGGCAACATGGGTTATCTGACCAACGCAAAAGTGCGCGGTAAGCTGAAATCCACAGAGAAGTTCACAACTTCAAACGGTATGCCCGTGTACGAGTCCGGCAATACGCCCTTGAACGGCTACCAAGCCGCAATCACCAACGCCGTGCCAAGCAACTTGACCAAAGGCTCTGCCTCCGGTGTTGCCAGCGCGATCATCTTTGGTAATTTTGCAGACCTCATGATCGGTATGTGGGGCAGCTTGGACTTGATGGTTGACCCTTACACAGGCTCAACCGCTGGAACCGTTCGCGTAGTGGCTTTGCAAGACGTCGATGTGGCCGTGCGCAACATCGAGAGCTTCGCCACCATGGTAGACGCGCTCACAGCGTAATCAACCCCGCCAAGGTAATCATTAATGACCTTTGCCTCTGACCTGGTTGCCGATTTCGGCACCTTCCTTGACACGGACGCATTCGGAACGTTTGCAACCCTGTCCGGGGGGTCACAGGTAGCGGTTATTTTTGATAACGCCTATGTCGCCGGTTTGGGCGGCATTGGTGGTTTGGTCGAGTCCACTGGCCCCGCGTGTATCGCCAGCTCCGCTGACGTTAGCTCGGTTGTCCAAGGCTCTAGCCTCACCATCAATGCCGTTGCCTACACCGTTACTGGTGTACAGCCCGACGGCACTGGCGTGACCACTTTGCAACTTCGCAACGCCTGATTCTGAAACCATGGCCGACCACCTGCAACAACAAATTCTTGATTACGTCAAGAACACACTCACGGCCGCTGCTACTGCGGCGGCTGGCAATGTGTTTTTAGATCGGGTCGATGAACTCATGCAGGTCGATCTTCCCGCCATTCACATCGAAGGCGGCGACGAAGAAGCAAACCTTGACAGTCTTGATTTTCCAACCGTCTCCCGGCGAACTTACAACTTCACCGTCTGCTGTATTTGCGGGCAAGCCTCAGGCGCAGCCAAAGCCGCCCGCAACCTCGCGGGCCAAGTCGAATCTGCGCTCCTAGCCAGCACCACCACCTTCACGGCTGGCGGCGCTGCGGGCTCGCTCGGTTTGTTTGGCAGCGTTGAAAGCAAAGACGCAAACGCCTCCGTCGCTCTGTTTGAAGTTCGCCAAAACTGGCAAGCCAGCTACGCCACTTTTAGCGGCGCACCCGATACCAATATTTATTCGTAAGGACTTAAAAAATGTCTATCACACTCGCAACCGGCACCCAGCTTGCCATCGCCAGCACCTACGGCGCCAGCGTCAATATGACGGCGCTCACCAATGCGACTGAAGCCGTCGCTACCCTTGCCGCCGCCCACGGCTGCATCGTTGGCGACTTTGTAGAAATCACCAGCGGTTGGGACTTATTGAACGCTCGCATCGCCCGCGTCAAAACAGTCGCAACCAATGACGTGACCTTTGAGGGAATCAACACTCTCAGCACCGCCAATTACCCCTCGGGAACCGGCACTGGAAGCATCCGCCGAATCACCGCCTTCACGACGATCAGCCAAGTGCAATCGTTTGACACCTCGGGCGGCGACTTGTCTTTTGCTGACATCACCACCATCACCGACCGCACCCAAAAGCAAGTGCCCACTACGCGCAGCCCGCAAACGCTTTCTATGACCGTGTTTGACGATGCCGCCTTGGCTGGTCAAATTGCGGTACAAGCCGCGTCTGATTCGTCTACGCCGGCAGCGTTTCGCATCGTGTTCCCAAATAACAGCCGCATGGTGATTAACGGTTATTTTTCCATTGGCTCGGCCCCACAGGTCGCGGTCAATGCGCCTTTAACCAACAACATCACCTTCTCGGGCTTGGCATTGGCTACCCGGTACGCGACCTAAACCAGCGCGCTCATGGATTTAGCCGACCTCAAGCGCTACGCACTCGCCCAACGTGAATTCAGTTGCACCTTGGGCGAGGTCGATGCGCCTCGCACGATTACCCTAAGAATCCCCACCCACCACGAAACCGTCCTGGCGGCGCGCCGTTCCGGCTTGCACACGGCGGGAGACGATCTGGCAAGCCACATCGTTTTACAGCGCAGCCTGCTTTTACAGGCTGTTTGCGCGTGGTCTGGCGTTTTGATTGGTGACGTATTACCCGACCACGATGACGCCGCCAAACCCCTCGTTTACGAGCGCGAAGCGGTCGAGCTGGTGCTTGACAGTCAAAAGGATTGGGAAGTTGAGTTGGGCGCCCAACTTTTACAGCGTATGGCCAACCGCCGCGACGTAAAGGATACAGCGGCAAAAAACTAATCGCGCTGCTTGGCTGGCAAAAAAGCCAAGCAGAGGCGAAAAAGATGGAAGAAGCAGGGCTGGGCGGCCTGATAGGCGACCCCCCTGTTTTAAGCGAACAAGCAGAAATTGCGCGCCACTGCTGGACCTTTTGCGGTGGCTGGAAACCAGAGCGTTGGCCGGTGTATGCGGCGCTCTTTGAAGTGAATGACTGGCATCTACTGATCGACTTAATGGGCGAGATACGACAAAATGGCTGACGTAAAAATCAAAATTGCAGCTCAAGACGATGCCAGCCGCGTCTTGGCTGGAGTGCGTGGCAGTCTTGACAGCGTAGCCTCTACCGCCGCCAGCCTTGGCAGCTCGCTTGGGCTTTTAGGCGCCGTCAGCGTTGGCAGTTTTGTCGCACTGGCCCGCAGCGCCATTAATAGCCTTGACGCGCTCAACGACCTCAAGGACGCAACCGGCTCAAGCATTGAGAACTTGAGCGCCTTAGAAGACGTTGCAGCCCGCACGGGTACGAGCTTTGAGACCGTAGGCTCTGCCCTCGTAAAATTTAACGGTGCGCTCAAAGCGGCCAAGCCCGGCGATGATGTCAGCGCCTCGTTTAAAGCCTTGGGCCTTAACCTTGCCGAACTCAAAAACCTAGACCCCGCCGAGGCGCTCCAAAAAACCGCCATCGCGCTTAGTAGCTTTGCCGACGATGGCAACAAGGCCCGGGTGGTTCAAGAACTGTTTGGCAAGTCAATCAAAGACGTTGCCCCGCTTTTAAAAGACTTAGCCGAAAAAGGCCAGTTGGTCGCCACCGTGACCACCGCCCAGGCGCAGGCCGCTGAAGACTTCAACAAGCAGATTTTTAACCTGCAAAAAAATACCACCGACTTGTCCCGGTCTTTGGTGAGCTCACTGCTTCCGACCTTAATCCGTCTAAGCGATGAATTTATATCGCTGTCAAAAAACTCCACAGGTTTCTTTGATGCGATTGCCATATCGTTTCGCATTGGTTTTAAGGACTCAAAATCTGCAATCGCAGATTTAAACGAAGAGTTGGATTTTTTAAACAAACACCTGACAACCGACTCTCCGATCAACAAACAATACCGTCAACAGCAAATTGATTTTGTTGAACGGACGAAGAAAATGGTTCAAGAGGTGCAAGCGCTTAATGCGATTGCAACCTCAACCCAATCCGAGGCCGAAACCAAAAGGCTCGGACGCAACGCCCCACAGGTCAGCGCAAAAACATCTATCGGCGACGTAGGCGGCAACAAAGACGCCCAGGCCGCTGCCAACACCGAACTCAAAAAGCAGCAAGACCTTTTATTTACGCTCTCCGGCCTCAATGCTGACTACTACGAGCAACTGAACCGGCTCATGGTCATGCGCAAGCGTGGCAACATTGATGAAGAACAATACAACAGGCTGCTTGACGATCTAGTTAAAAAGCAACCCGGCGTAAGCAAAGCCCTTGCCGAAAACGAAAAGGCCCTCCAAGCCCAAACCAAAGCCAATGAACAGGCCCAAGAAGCCTATCAAAAATACATTGACGGTCTAGTCAAAGAACAAGACGCGCTGGCCAAGTCCAACGAATCTTTGCGTCAAAACGTTGAAGAAATCGGCTTGACCAAAGAGGCAGTCACCGCGCTTCAAGTAGCGCGCATCGACGCAAGCATCGCCCAAGAGCAAGAAATTCTTAATCAGGCCAAAGCCAACGAAGCCAACCAGGCTGAAATCTTGATTTTGGAGCGCAAGATTGAGCTGCTTAAAGAGCAACGCGGCCTAACCGCACAGGGAGGCATCAAACAAGCCGCAGCCGATACCAAAGCCGACCAAGACAAAGCGAGTAAGGAATACGCTCAGACGCTCAAGAACGACCTCAAAGGCGCATTCAGCGCGGCGTTTAGGGACAGCAAAGACCCGCTCAAGGCCTTTGGCGAGGCTTTGGAAAATGTTATGTTTACCCGTGCCAGCACTGCGCTTGCCGAAGCCTTAGCCAACGCAGCCATTGAAAAACTAGGCAGTAGCGCAGCGGGCGAAGGCATCGGTAATTTTATAGCCAGCCTGTTTAGTTTTGACGGAGGCGGCCACACCGGCAACGCCCCCCGAACTGGCGGCGTGGACGGTAAGGGCGGTTTCTTGAGTATTTTGCACCCCCAAGAAAGCGTGTTCGACCACACCAAAGGCCAAAGCATGGGAAGCGGTGGAGGCGATGTCAATGTGACCCAACACATCCGCATTGACAGCCGCAGCGACCAAGCCACTATTTTTGCCGCTATGAACAGCGCTAAAGAGGCCGCTAAATCTGAAATTCTAAGAAGCCGCTCACGCGGGGGAGCCTTTGCATGAGCGTTTTAACTTGGCCAACCTTGGCCCGCAAACTCCCGCCCCAGTTTGAGTGGCAGCTTATCAGCAACACCCAAACCTTTACCTCGCCTTTAAGCGGCTCGATTCAAACCATTGAGATGCCTGGTGCGCGTTGGGCCTGCGCCTTTAGCCTGGGCGCGCTTGACGCTCAAGACGCCGCCTTAATGCGCGCCTTTATGGCAAAACTTCGCGGCCAGTCCGGTCGGTTCTACTTTTGGAACATGGCCCGCCCAACGCCTCGCGGCATCGCAACCGGCAGCCCAATCATCAGCGGCGCAAGCCAAACCGGCAGCACCTTATCAACCTCGGGCTGGACACCCAGCACCGCAGGCATCTTAAAAGCCGGTGACTTTTTCAGCGTCAATAACGAGCTCAAGATCGTGGTTGAAGACGCTACCAGCAACGCCTCGGGCCTGGCTACCCTGACCTTTGAGCCACCCCTGCGATATAGCCCAAGCAACGGCCAAGCCATAACCACCAACAAGCCCACGACCATTTTTAAGATGGACGAAGACAGCGCCCGCCAGATCACCACGGCCCCTTTGCTTGACGCCGTTTCTTTCTCTATGACGGAGGCTTGGTAAGCATGACAGACCGCAATATCACCGGCACCGTCAGCTCGGCCTTGGCTGCGCCCCAGGTGCGCGCTTTGTGCTTTGTGATGATGGATTTCCCAAGCGGAAAAATGCGGGTAAACAATAGCGCCCAAGACATCGACTGGGACGGCTACACCTGGCTCGGCGTTGGTCGCGTTGGTAGTATTGAAACCATCAGCGAAGGCGCAACCCTCGAAGCTCGCGGCCTGCGTTTTACGATCAGCGGCGTTTTACAGGCCCACGTGAGCCTTGCGCTAGGACAACAATACCAAGGCCGCGACTGTAAGGTTTGGCTGGCTTTGTTGGCTGAAGACTACTCTGTTTTACCTGACCCTGTTTTGACATTCAGCGGGCGCATGGATGTGATGGATATTGAAATTGGCACCACCGCCACGATCACCATCAGCGCCGAGAGCCGCTTGGCCGATTGGGACGTTCCGCGCTCGCGCCGTTATACCCACTCCGATCAGCAAATTGATTACCCCGGCGATATGGGTTTGCAGTTTGTTCCGCAGATGGCCGAAAAAACTTTGCGCTGGGGGTATTGAAATGGGTATTGAGATGCTTAGGCGTTTAGAAAACTGGCCCGAAAAACTTGCAGAACAAATCGCGCTTGCGCAAAACACGCCGTACCAAATAGGCGTTCACGACTGCCTGCGCCTGAGCTGCAAGGTCATCGAAGCCATGACTGGAAAAGACTACTGGCCCCAGTTTGCGGGCTATACCACCCGCCGCGAAGCCGTTGAAAAGTTGGCCGAATACGGAGACAGCCTAGAAGCCGCCGCCGCTACCGTTTTAGGCGTAACGCCCAGCCCGCGTTTTAGTGCGTCGAGGGGTGATCTGCTGATTGTTAAAGACAAATATGGCGAGCACTTGGGTGTTTGCACGGGTTCTAGCGTGGCGGTTTTAGAGCACAACGGCCTTTTGATGCTGCGCCTTGACCATAGCGCGGTTGGGAATTGTTTAAAGGTGGGTGCGTAATGCCGGTCTCAGTCATTATTGCTGCCGCTTCAAGCTATGCCGCTGCGGCCACAGTCGCTGCGCTAGGTTTGGCTTCGGGCACTTTTGCCGCTTTGGCCGTTGGCGCTGCGGCTTCAATGGTGGTCGGTGGAATTTTAAGCAAAGCGTTAAGGCCAGGCCAAACAGGCAGCCCAAGCGGCCCCGGCTTCACCGCCGAGGCCCAAGGCCGCGATCAGATGGTGCGCTCCAGTACCGCTACCCGCACCATCGTTTACGGTCAATCTATGGTGTCCGGCCCTTTGGTTTTTGCGGCGGCATCAGGAACCAAAAACGACACCATTCACCTTGTCGTTGCAGTTGCCAGCCATGAGATTTTTCAGTTTGAAAAAATATTCTTTAACGACGAAGACATCGTAATAAATAGCAGCACTGGCGCTGTCAATAACGCAAAATACGCCGGCCACGTCAAAATCAACCTCCACCACGGAACCCCTGGCCAGCAAGCCGACGGCGATCTCGTAGCTTTAGGCCAAGGATGGACAACCGCCCATAAACTCTCTGGCATCGCCTACGTTGTCGTTCGCTTGACCTTTAGCACCGACGTATTCCCCACCGGCATTCCCAATATCAAATGCCAAATCAAAGGCAAAAAGGTTTATGACCCGCGCAACGGTTCGACCGTTTACAGCGCAAACCCAGCGCTTTGTGCGCGTGATTATTTAGTCAGCAACTACGGCCTTCGGGCAGACACAGCCGACATTGACGACGCTATGGTGGTCGCCGCTGCAAACGTGTGCGATGAACTGATCTCTCGGCCATATCCACTTGGCAATGAGTACCGCTACACCTGCAACGGCGTGGTCAATTTAGACAGCACCCCGCGCAGCGTGATGGAATCTATCATGAGCTCGATGGCGGGCTTTATGGTGTTTACCGGCGGCAAATACAAACTGCACGCTGGCGCCTATACCGCGCCCACGGTAACGCTGACCGCCGACGATCTGCGCGCATCGGTTCGCGTTCGCCCGCACTTAAGCCGCACCAGCCTTTTTAACGCCGTCAGAGGCACGTTTGTGGACCCCAGCAACTACTGGCAACCCAACGATTTCCCAACCGTTTCCAACTCAACCTACGCCTCGCAAGACGGCGGCGAGGTTATTTGGCGCGACATGGCGCTTCCCTACACCACCAGCACCTCGACCGCCCAGCGTATTGCCAAAATCATGCTGGAGCGCAGCCGCCAAGGCATCACGGTCGAGCTTTCCTGCAAGCTCACCGCATTCAAGATTTCTACGCTTGACACCGTAATGGTTACGCTTTCGCAGATGGGTTGGGCGGCCAAAGAGTTTAAGGTTTTAGAGTGGAAACTTAGCCCAGACGGCGGCGTTGATCTCACCCTCCAAGAAGAAACCGCCGCAAGTTACCAGTGGAACTCAGGCATGGAAACGGTAGTTGACCCCGCGCCGGATACCAACCTCCCCAACGCTTTCAGCATTTCAGCGCCAGGCGCGCCCAGCATTACCGAAAACCTCTATGAGACCACGGGCAGCGCAGGCGTTAAAACCCGGGCTTTGGTTTCATGGGTGCAGGCGCAAGACGCTTTTGTTTCGACCTATTTGCTTGAATACAAAAAGACCGAAGAAGGCACCTGGACCGTTGCGCCCGTTTTACGTGACACCCAGTTGGCAATTGAAGACCTTGAGCCGCGCTCCTACCAGTTTAGAGTTCGCGCCGTTAATACCATTGGCGTTCGCAGCGCTTACAGCCCGATCACCACCAAAACCCTTTTGGGCTTGACCGCGCCGCCTGCCGACGTGGTGAATTTCAGCGTCAGCAAAATCAGCGGCATAGCCATTGCCAATTGGAATTTGATTCCTGACCTCGATGTAAGAATCGGCGGGCGCATCGTGATTCGCCACAGCGCCATGAGCTCCGGAGCAACCTGGGCCGATGGCATTATTTTGGAAGAGTTTGGCGGCGATTCAGTCACCGGCGTGTTGCCTTTGATCGGCGGCACCTACATGGCCAAAGCCAAAGACAGCACCGGGACGTTTAGCACCAACGCAGTGTTTTTTGTGGCAACGGAAGGCTTAATTACAGGTTACAACACCGTTGCAACCATCGTTCAAGCGCCCGATTTCTTAGGCGCAAAAACCAATATGGCGGTTCTTGATGGCGCTTTGCGGCTTGACGGCGTAGGCACTATTGCGACTTACCCCGGCTTGGTCAGCACTTGGCCAAAGATTGGAAGTCTAGGCGGCATCAGCACATCGGGCGAGTATGAGTTTGACGCGGTTTACGACTTTGGCAGCGTTGCAACTCGGCGTTTTTCGAGTGAGATTTCTACCTTAAGTTTTGATACTGGCGACACGATCGCCTGGCGCGGCTTGGTCAGCGAGTGGGACAGCGTTACAGGCACGACCGTCAACGATTGCGACCTTACTTTGTACGCCGCAACCACCCAAGACAACCCCGCTGTCAGCCCGACTTGGAGCGATTGGACGCCGTATTTTGTAACCGAGTTCACTTGCCGGGCCATTAAGCACCGCATTGACGTTACCAGCGCCAGCCCGACCCATAACTTATCCGTCAGCACTCTCACCGTGCGAGCCAAAGTGCCCGCATAAATTAAAAAATTAAACGAAAGGTAAAACACTATGAGCCAACACGACATGAACCTTGCAGACGCCGCCGGCGCCGCATTTTTAGCCGACTTGAATTTAGCGCTCCC